AGGTTCGATCCCTGTCGCGCCCACCACCTCATGTGATTGTTTCTCCTCAATTTTCCAAACGCGATTCTCAAGCGATTCTCAGTCCCGGTTCTCACGACGTTCCGCCCTCATCGCCAGCACGTTTTCGCGCCCTGGCTTCCGCCACTGCCTCGATCTTGCGGCCCGGGCCGCTGCGCACGTAGCGCCGCGTCGTTGCTGCACTCTTGTGGGTGAGCGCGCCCTGGATGTCGGTGAACTCGGCGCCGGCCTCGTCGGCTTCGGTGGCGCCGCCGGCACGACTGTCCATCTTCCACAGATCCTTCGGGAAACCGGCCAGGAGCGCGATGGCCCGGTAATCGTCGGAATAGGTGCGTGCGCGCGCCGGCAGGCCGTGCTCGCCCTTGACGATCGCGCCGGTGCGCTCTTCGCGCGGTACGCGCTCGAGCAACGGAAATAGCAGCCCGTAATTCTGCAGGCGGAAGTCGCCAGCTTCGCGGTAGCGCGACTTCGACGTCTTCATCACCCATCGCCAGCCCGGGATGCCTTCCCATGTGAAATAGCCCGCCCAGGCCTCCTCGCCGCGCTCGATCACCGTGATGCCGACCGGCAAGCGGCGCTTGGCGGTATTTTTCGCCCATTCGCCGATGATGTCGCGCTCGCGCAGCATGAGCTCGAATTGCGCCATCACGCCGATCTGCGCGTATAGCGCGCGATCGGGCCTGATCTTGCCAAGCTGGACGAGCTCCTCAGCAGCGCGGCAGAACGCCACCGCGTGGGCGTAAGTGATGGCTTGCGTGCGCGCCGTCGGCCGCTCGAAGGTCACGAGCTTCAATTCGGCAGCGAGCTTGGAGACGCCCTCATACTTTCGCATCGCGGCGAGGAAATAAATCACCTGACGCAAGATCGAGACGCCCTCATGCGCGCGCTTGACGTGCTCAATATCCCCTTCGAAATCCGGCGCCCGCCAGTCTTGATACCAGGACTGCACCAGCGGCACCGTGACGTTGCGGAACATATTGGAGCCGCCGGTCGCCTCGATCAGTTTCAGGAAGCTCAAGCACGTCTTTTGCGTATTGAACTTCATCTTCGTGTTGAACGGCGAAAGGGCGTGCTCCTGGAATACGCGGCAGCCTGATTGCACGCTGCCGTCGTAGCGCGTGCGCGTCTCAGGTTGTGAGCCGCCCTCTAGTGCTTTCGTCTGTTGCTCGATCCAGGCATCAAGACGTGCGTTCTGCAGCGCGCAGAATTCCGTGATCTGCTCATCGGTTACGACGTCCGCCGGCAGCTCGACGGTTTTGTCCGGAAAGTCCATCGTGCCCGACCGCCTGGCCTGGCTGGCTATCCAGTACCGCCGCTCGTTGCGGCCGATCTTGAAGCCTTTTTTCTCTCCAAGAGGGGGCATGCTGCTTCGGTTGTTCGTCGCCGGAGCCGGCGTCGTCATCGCTGCGTTCATTGCCGCCTATCCCTTCGTCCTTTGCAATCCACTTTTTGACCATTTCCCGATTACGCCCACGCCAGCGACTATTTATCCGGGGAAAACCCTCTTCCTCGGCCACCAAAAGCGCCGCCTTGAAGGCCGCCCAAGGCATTCCGGGGTTCACCAGGCGGTGCAGCTCTCGATCGGTTAAATAGAGCGGGGGCTCGCCGACCGCGGGCTCGATGAGGGGGACGGGGGCTTCAGCCATCAAGCCCTCCCGGCTTGCTCGCGATCGTCCCGTCGAGTTTCTCCTTAATCTCGCGCATGATCGCGAAGCTCGGATGCTTCGAGGGATAAAAGTCCTTGTCCTTGGCGATGCGCTCGGCATAGAGGCCGTCGATTGCCGAGCGGGCCCGGGCAAGTATCGCGCGCAGCGCCTCGGTACGATCGGCAAGCGCCTGGGCGATCGCTTCGGCAACGATGTGCTGCTGGCCTATCAAGCGGCCACCGCGCATAACATTCGATGACCACGAGAATTGCGAGACGATCTCGTTTGCAAGCCTGACGTCTTCGGCGCTCGGCGTGGTCATGCTGCGTCTGCCTTCCTGAACCGCACCTGCTGCGGCGTCCATGCGAATTTCAACGCGCCGACAACCTGGCGATCGCCGACGTGAACGCCGAAATCTTCCTCGAGCTTTTCGCCACCGAGCATCGAGCGCACGATCGTCCAATGATCCGGGAAGCGCGCGAGCTCACGTTCCTTGCCTTTCAGATGAGGGCAATTTTGGAGAGCCAGCACGGCGCAAGCGCGATGCACCGGCGATTCCGTTGTCATGTACATACCATCGGTCAGCGTGCCGTGACCGAACCACCAGCGATCGGCGCGCGGTGTATGATCGCCGCAAACGGTACAAAGGAATTGCGCGATCGAGCGGCGCTGACGGACGAAGTGTGGCTTAGCAAAGATCGGCCGGCCGGAGCCCGGGGCAAAAGGTTGCCACATCGCCGGCATCCCTTCGGCCCAGCGGCATGGCCTGATTTCAAAGCGCCGCTCTCCGCTCCATGAGGCGTTCCAAGGAACGGGCAGGCCGCCGAAGGTGAGGGGCTGCATCATCGCTTCGCCCTCCGAAGATTGTTTCTCGATCGCAGCGGCCTGTGAGCCTGCGCAAACCTGACGCGCGGCCGCGGCCGCTGCATGAGCCGGTGAACTTCGGGGTAAAGCCGCGCGGCGAATGCAAGCCCGGCTGCCTTTGCCGCCATCTTGTAATTGTGGACCGCGCGCGCGTGGCGGACCTTGCGAATCTTCCGACGCTTGTGCGCGTCCGATCCCGCGCTGCCGGCGCCGGGCAAGCCGTTGGTCTTGATGTAATTGCAGCTCGTGCGGTCCTTCGGGCCCGTTCCGCGGCAAAGCGCCTGGAATTCATCCGGCTCGTCAGACTTGGTGAAGACGCGCTGCTCGACGTGATCGAAGACGCAGGTGTCACGCGTGACAGGCTTGCCGCACTGGATGCGCAGATGAGGGAGGCCCGGGCACTTGCCGCCCTGGCGGTCGATGATGCCGTCCTTCTCGATGCGTGAGAGCTTGCGGCGGCGAGCGGTCATGGAAGCCATCCCACTTCCGAGAGCTGCGGGCGAGAGCCGCGCTTGATGTGATCGAGCGGCAGGCCTGCCGCGACGGCGATAGCGGCCCTCAGACCTGTTGCCAGCCCGGGCTCGTGAGGGCCGCCAATCTTCGAATGTTTTGCGAAGCTATCAATCTCACCTTTTGGCCACCCGAGAGCGCGCATATAAGCGATGCACATTTCCAAGGTGGGCTCGGGATCAATAGTGATGGTGGGCGTTGTCATCGTGCGTCCTTCGATACCGGCGCGGTCGGTGGCGCGCGCAGCTGGCGAATGACACGGGCTTCGCTTGCGTCCGCGACCTTGACGCCTTCGGTGACGCTCTCCTTGCGCTTGCGGATGGCTTCCCGCATCGCGTCCATGAAGTTGTCGTCCTGGGCGTGATGCGCCGCGCCGAATTCAGTGCTCGGCATTCCTTCGTCGTCAGGCCTCGGCCATAGATAGTTTTTCAAATCGCCGTCTTTGGTACTCATGCCATAACCACCATCAGCTTTTCAGCCGCGCGCGTGACGCCGGTATAGAGCCAGCGCCGGCTGTCATCGCGAAACACACCGCTTTCGTCGAACAGCACGACGTTGTTCCACTGCGAGCCCTGCGATTTGTGCACGGTGAGCGCGTAGCCAAACGTCATCTGCTGATACTCTTTGAGTGTTTCCCATGTGAGCTCGGCTTCGCGGCCGCAGAACATCCATGGGTGAAGCTTGACGTCGACGCTGCGCGCGACCTCGCCGGCGTCTTCCGGGGCGATCACCATTCGGATCGCTTCGGCATTCGCCTTGCGCAGCTTTTCGACAGTCCATAGGCCGCCGTTGAAAAGGTTCTTGCTGCGATCGTTCTTAAGGCAGACCAGCTTTTCGCCGACGCAGGGCGTCTCGCGCGTGAGTTTCTTCAGCTCGCGGACACGCGCATTGATGCGGTTACGCGTGACATTCCGGCCGACGAGGATCTGATCGGCGCCGAGCATGTCCTGCGGATCGACGCTGTCTTTGCGCCATGGCACGACGCGGCAGGCGCCGTAATCACCGTGGACCAGGCGGTCGCCGGCGCGGATATCCATCGAGAGCTTGATTATGGGATTATCTGCAGCCTGGCGGTGCACTTCGGTGAGCATGACATCCGGTTTGGCGTTGGTGAAAAAGCCCGCGTCCTGGACGGGCGGCAGCTGCGCCGGATCGCCGATGACAAGAATCTTGACGCCAAAGCTGAGGAGATCGGCGGCGAGTTCGGCGCCCACCATCGAGCATTCGTCGATGATGCAGAGCTTGGCGTCCTCGAGATCGCTTGCCGGATTGAGGACAAAGCGGGGAACGCCACTCGTTGCATCGTCAAGCGTGTAGATGAGGCTATGGATGGTGGATGCGCCGCGGCAGCCTTTCGAGCGTAGCACCAGGGCCGCTTTGCCCGTGAAGGCAGCGAACAGCACTGCGCCCTTTGCGGTGTCTTCCTCTTCACGCACCAGCTCGCGGACCTTCTGCGCGATCGCCAACGCGAGCGTGGTCTTGCCGGTGCCGGCATAGCCGAACAATCTGAAAATCTGCTCGCTGTTCTCCGCCGCGAACCAATCGGTCACGGACTTGAGCGCGGCTTCCTGTTGCGGCGACCAGTCCTGCTTCATGACCGGCCTTCCGGCTCGGTCGTATTGATGCCGAGCTTCTCGAGCAGATTGGCCGTATCCGCCCATCGGGCGTGACCAAGCCAGGCGCCGAGGAACTTCTGAAGACGAACGACATCGCCGGCGGCGCGATAGGCCGCGATCTTGCGGTGCGCGCGCTTTACGCTGTCGGGCCGAAGCAGCTTATGGTTTGCCCAAATCCGATAGCCGAGGAAGTTGATGCCGCGGCCGACGGGCGACGTCGACCACTTCGAGAAGCGCAAACCCAGCTCGCGGCGGGAATAGTCCTCGATGCTCTCCTTGACGCGGCGCAGGAACTCGAGGCTTTCGCCGAGCACCACAATGTCATCCATGTAGCGATACCAAAACGTGATGCGCAGCGTCTGCTGCAGATGCCGATCGAGCGTGGCGCCGGTATAGACATTGGCGAAGATCTGCGAGGTGAGGCTGCCGATCGGCAGGCCGATGCCGTGACGTGGGATCATGGCCTCGAGGAGCTTGAGCGTGGCAGCGCAGCTGAACTTGGCCTCGATCAGCTTCCAAAGAACCCCGCGGTCGATCGAGGCGAAATAGCGCGCGAAGTCGGTCTTGAGGAAAAACAGCGGCCCGCGGCGGCCGAGGCGGCGCAGATCGCTCTGCAGCTGCACGACGCCGGCGTGCGTGCCTTTGCCCGGCCGGCAGGCAAAGGTCCGCGGCAGAAGTGCGCGATCGAAGATCGGCGCCAGGACCAGGCATAGGGCCTGCTGCGCGACGCGATCACGGAAAGGCAGCGCCGATATCAGGCGAAGTTTCGGGTCGAAGATGTAGAAATCTTGCGGCTTGCCCTGCTCATAGGTGCCGGTCGCCATTTCGCTCGCCAGCGTTGCGAGGTTGAGCGCGTCGAATTCCTTGAACTCGAGGAAGCCGATCGTCATGCGCTTGCCGCGCGCGGTGAGGCGATAGGCCTCCCGCATCGTTTCCGGCGAAGTAATGCGGCCGATGAGGTTTCGATAGCGCTGACCCATGACTGACTGACGCCTTACAAAATGAATGCCGGCCTGGGGTCTCGAAGAGCATCGCTCCCTACGCCCCCTTATGCCGGACCGTGAAGTGTGTTCGCCGAAGCAGGACATACGGGCTGACCACCGACCTTGATCGAGTGTGGCCGGCCGACGGGACCGTAATCGCCGTCGAGCCGAAATCCGGTCGTCACCGCGGCCCCGCGCCCCCAAGTTCTCGTTCGAGTTCTCCGGCCAGTTGTCGACGTTCGCGTAGCGCGAGCCCGCGTAGCCGCCGCTGAGCCAGGAACCGCCGGCGATGGAGGCGCGCGGCATCATCGTTTCCCCGATTGTCCCCCGAGCTTCTTTTGCCAAGCGTTGAGCATTCCGCCGGCCTGACCCAAAAGCCCGAGTGCGAATTCGTGCTGACGGGGCGAGACGATCTTGATGCTCTCGTTGGCTAGGAAGCGCAGAAATGACCGCAAGGTCGCGAATTGCGCATCGACCATATAAAGCTTCGATACGTGACCCGTTTTTGCGGCTTGGTAGAGTTCACCGATCGGCTCGAATAGCGCCGCGATCACGACGTCCCGAAGGACGCCGTGAATTCGCGGGCTGCGCTGCAAGATCGGGTAGAGATAGCTCACGAAGTCCTCGTACTTTTGGACGATCTTCAAGGCATCGGTTGAAGTGTTGTGATCCTTGACAACCATTACGCGGCTCGATCGCCGTCGCTTTCGCGACGGCTATACAAGTTGCAGGTGGTCACCGCGGCCCCGCGCCCCCAAGTTCCCGCTCGAGTCCCCCGGCCAGTCGCCGACGTACGCGCAGCGCGAGCCCGCGCAGCCGCCGCGGAGCCAGGAACCGCCGGCGATGGAGGCGCGCGGTTCTTCCGGATCGCCGTCAGTGCACCACCACCACTTATTGCCGGTCATCATCATGCAGCCGGCTTGGCTGGTGCGCGGTGCGTCGAGCCCTGTGAGGTGCGGATTGCTGGCGGCTGCGGTCAGTTCGGTGACGCCGATTGCGGCCTCGGCGAATTGCTCGACGCTGTGAAGCGTTTTTCCGTGGTGCTTCATCACCGCCTGGGCGACCGCGAAATCGAGCTTGCGGAAATAGCCTCCTTCCGGGTTCTGCGGTGCATTGTCGCCATCCGCGATCGTCACGCCGAATTGGCTGGTGCCACCGACCATGTGATCCTTGGCGAGCGGGTAGATATCGCTCCAGAAGCGCTCGTTGCGGCCGTCAACAAGCGTCATGCCGCGCTGATCGGCACCGGAGAAGCGGAAAAGGCGATCCCACAGCGAGCGCGGATTGATCGCCGGCGTGCTGTCGCCGCCCTTGCGGATCGAAGCATTCCCGCCCGGCGCGAAATGGAAGCCGCCCAGGCAGAGCTCGTGAACGACCGAGCTGGTGATCGGCTCGATGCGAAGCGCGCTGTCTTCGAAGAAGACGCCATAGTCCCCGACCCTGAAGCCATCGAGCGGCATCGGCGCCGGCGTGTCCTTGAGGAACTTGTGACCGTGGAAAACGGTCCCGGCTTTCACCGTGACAATGTTGTCCATCAGAATGATCGCCGGCGTGGCCGGATCGCTCTTGGATAGAAGCCGCTTGGACTTTTCGGCGTCGACGCCGACATGCTTGTTCATGCTCGTAACTCCGTGAGACGCCGGCAGCCCGCCGGCGGGGAAAATTGGGGTGAGAATTTTGGGGGCATCATCGGCGCGCTCCCACAGCCATCGGCTCGGGCTCAAAGCCGATCGTCGCCAGCGCTGCCGGGTCGTAATCGAGATCGAGTGCGCAAACGGTGCAAACGCCGGTCGGCGTATGGACGTCGAGCAGAATCCACGAGCAGGCGATGCCGTTGACGACGCAGGCGTTGCTATCAGTGCAGCCGCAGCCGCGGCAGGTGCGTTCGCCGGGTTTGCCGAAGAGGATCATTGCTGGCCCTCCAGCATGTCCCGCTCTGCTTGCTGTTGAGCGCGCCGCTCGTCTTCTTGACGTTCATAATCGGCGCGCTGGCGAGCCTCGTCCTGGTCGCGCTCGGCTGCCCGGTGGCCAGCGCTCCATTCTCTCTCGGCCTCTTCACAGGGCTGATCGCCGCCATCCTTGTAAGGATTGCCCCATCGGCTTCGTCCGCCTTCAAACGCACGGCGTCCTTCCCTGCGGGCGATGTTGGGGTCAGGGCAGCTATCGCGGTGGCTCATGGCCGGGATCTCCGGCCAGGGCGGTTACGCCACGCGCTGCGGTGGATCGAGTTTCGGCCGACGACCGGCCCATTCCGTGATGAGCGCCTGGCGCCGGCGGCCGCGGATGTTGCCGCAATAGTCACGGAACAAAAGTTCGACCGCGAGATCGACGTACCGCGAGAAGTCGGCATCATCCATGAGCGGGAAGGCTGTCGACTTGAGCCGCACCGCGATTGCGGCCTTTTGAACGCCAGCGGCCTGCACCATGAGGACCTGCTCGATGAGCCCGGCCTTGAATTTGAGTTCGGCGTGGAGCGCGTCGGGGCTGGCGTCGATCGCCTCGGCGACACGCCCGACAAGCCCGCGATACCAGCGATTGAGCCGGCTGGTGCGAGCGAACATCGTCTGCACTTGCATCGGCTCGTAATGCTTGATGCTGCGCAGACGCTGTTCGTCGATTTCGGTGGCCGGGACCAGGGACAAGCTGCCCCGGCCCCGGACCATGCAAAGGTCCATGCGTTTCTTTTGACGTGCGTTTCTTGCCGCATGGTTAAAGCTTCCTGATCAGCCCGCGACCATGGCGTCTTCAAGCCTGGGCGCGCCCTTGCCCGACTTGCTCGTGCGGCTCGTCTTTTCGGCCGCAGGCTGCGGTTGCGCCGGCGGCTCACCCTGAGGAGGCGGGCTCGCAGGCGCGCCGCCGTCGGGCTTGTCGTTGCCGGGCTTCGGATCGTCGGCGGCATCAGCCTGGCGCCCGATCGCTGCCTGACGGGCAAGGAGCGCCTTGTTGATGATGTTGCCGTCTTCTTCCGAGAGCCCAGTCAGGTCGGAAAGCTGAATTGCGAAATGCACGCAATCCGCCATCGACATGAGGTTCGGGATATCGGCGAGGAGCTGATCCTTGATCGTGGCGTGCGCCGGCGGCGCAGAATGCTCCGGCAGTTCGTCGTTGATCTCAGTGGTGGTGTTTTTCGGAGCGAACAAGCCCGCGTATTGTGACGGCTTGCCCTTGAGCTCGAGATACATGCTGTCGTAACCGAGCCGCAGATCGACGAGCGGGATCACTTCCTCAATCTTCGTCCACGTCATTTCCTCGTCGCCAAAATGCTTCCGCAGCAGCGCGATCTTGGTCTGCTTATCCTCCTTGCTGGTCGAGGGATAGAATTCGACCAGGAGGGTCTGCAGCTCGTCGAGCACGATCTTGCGCTGCGTTGAGGACCAGTCCTTCCGCTCGACCGAAACCGCGTGCTGGCTCGTGCGGCTCGTATCGACGCCGAGCTGCTTGCCGCCGAGATTGAGGCGGTTGATGTGCGGCAGGAAAGCGCGGAACGTCTTCCCGACCATTTCTTCGGTCGTGAAGCGCCTGCCTTCTGCATCTTGGGTCGTGAACACGAAGGTCTTGCCGTCGATCAGGGTCGAGCGATCCTTGATAACGTGCGCTTCGCGCCAGACGTCGTCGACCGATTTTCCTTCGATCTTCTGCCGCAGCTCCATCTGCACCAGGAGCGATGGCTCGAAACCGAATTCGCCTTCGGCCTTCATCTTGACGCCGGTCTTCTCAAGTTGCTTCTTGCCGTCGTCGTCCTCGAAATAGTCGTACTCGAAGCCGGCGCGGCCGCAGACGGCGATGTGCAACGACGAGTTGATGTATCGGTCGCTGAATTTCTGCCAACCTTCCGGGCCCTTGAGCTGGGCCCAATCCTGGAACTGGAGGCGATACGGATAGGCGAGGCGGAGCTTCTTCGTCTTCTCGCGGACGTAGCTATCGGTCAGCTCCTTCCAATAGTGCGTGACCGAGTCGGCGATCAGGAAGGATGCATTCTTCTCGGCCTCGTCGATCGCGTCGATCAAATCGGAGAACGCACGCGTTTTTGCGACGTGCAGGTCGATGCCCATTTCTTTGAAATCCGGGATCACCCAATCGCTGCCGGTTTCGGTATCGAGGAAAAAAACTGGCTTCTTCGCGTAGTCGATACCGAGTTTGCGCATATGCAAGACGAGACCGATCGCGAGCAGGCTGCTTGTCTTGGTCTTTCCGGAGCCCTGGAAGCCCATGGACCCTTTCTTAAGGAAGGCCGAAGTGCTTTCGGCCGGCTTGAACATCGTCATGACGCGTCACTCCTATTTCTGTTGCAGTTGATGCTCACGCGGCCGGAATTCCTTCGCGGTCCGTGCAACGTGATTGGCTAAGCCCGCGAGCCGATGCGCAGCCGCCTTGAAGACGGCGAGCCGGTCGTGCGTCTGAGCGTGCTTGAGATCTGCGAGCGCCATCTGCGCTTCGTCGAGAATGGGCCCGAGCTGGTCGATTACGAGCGAAAGACCGGGAAGAAGCTCGACGGCCCCCCCCCCGCAAGGTTTCCGCCTCGGCGATCGCGAGCGGCGCACCGTCCCCGGTGCGGGGGCACTCGAGCGGCAACTCGTCGCGATCGCCGGGCGGAAGGGCAAGGGCTGCATTATGTCCGCTCATGCTGCTTTCCTCTCTGCTTGAGGCTCGCGCCGCAGCGGACAGGTTGGGTCCGTGCAGCGATCAGCCATGTCGAGCTTGTCGGTCGGCACGCAAACGCGGCAGCGGACGCATTGAACTGAGGAGGAGCATGGCTCGTTCATGCCGCGCTCTTCTGAAAAGAAGGACGGAGACGGTCGGGTGCCGCACCAGCCACGCGCCGCTCACCCATGCTCGAGGAGCGGGGGGCACGGATTGCTCGTGCGTCCTCCGGCGTGGAACGCCGGCGCTCTACCTGAGCTACCCCCGCGTAAGTCATGCGATCACCCGTGCTGCGCCAGCGCATGCGCGACTTCCGCGACCACATGCCGGTCTTTCGTTTGCTTGATGGCGACATAATCCGCGGCGAGCTTGACGCCGCCTGGCAGCGTCAACATGCGGGAGACGACGTCGGTGCCTTCGTGCTTGCCGTTGCCGTTTGTCTGCTCGTCGAAAAACCACGACACCGGCCGGCCCAGCACTTCAGAAATCTTCGCCATCCGGCTCGAGCTGATGCGATTGGTGCCCTTCTCGTACTTTTGCACCTGCTGGAACGTGAGCTCGAGCGCATCGCCAAGCTTCTCCTGGCTCATGCTCTTCATCAGCCGGGCCATGCGCACGCGCTGGCCAACGAACACATCCATCGGGTCGGGTTTTTTCTTGGGCATCGGCATCACTCCACAGGGTTACGGGACGGATTGAAGGCGACCGCAATCGCGGTCACCGCGAGCAGAAATGCGAGGAAAGTGGCGATCGCCTTGATGAGATCGATGGCTTCGGCGAAAGACGACGCAAAAGCGAATGCAATAGCCATCACGACAACGGCCACTCCGGTGAGCGCCCATGCCAACAGCGCGACCGGGTCGCGCGATTGCGTCGCGCGCATCGGCTCGATCGACGGAGGCGTATGGAATTGCGGCTTCATCGCACCATCCCCATGATGATGCGGCCGTAAGCAGTGCAGCGCGGACGCGCGAAGATGCCGATGTTGTGAAGGCTCACGCCGGCGCAGCCCGTGCCGCCTTTGTCGAGTGCGGCGCGCAGGAATTTAAAGCCCCACGTCAGGTTGGTGGCCGCATCCGCCAACTCGTGACATTGGCCGGTGAAGCCGATGCTGCGCGCGCTCGGGCACTTGATTTGCGTCAGGCCCCATTCGCCGGCGGCGCCGCGAAGGTTAGGCCGGTAATTGCTCTCGTGGCGAACGATGGCATGGGCGATGCTGGTCGGGATGCCGGCCGACCAGGCGGCACTATCGACCATCGCGACGATGCCGGGCGGCGGGATCGGCGCCGCCCGGCTGTTACGCACGCGAACATTACTACTCACGCCACTCCAGGGAGACACGCCAGAAACGCCACGCTCACAAAGGTACGGATAGCGGTCGCAGTCGGCGCTCGATGCGAAAGCGGGGACTGCGGTGATGGCCAAGATCGCGGCCGCGATGAGGATGCGCGTCATGGTCATTCCGCCGGTTGAGGGGTTTGAGAAAGTCGAAGGTGATGCACGACCGCGATGCGGCATGCGCTCGAGAGATTGGCGTGGTCGCGCTCGCGGTCGATCGAGGCGATGAGCTGGCTGGTCGAGAGTTTCGCGGCCGCGGCCATTCGCTTGAGCTCGGACCAGAAGGCCTCCTCGAGCGAGACCGACGTCTTGCGGCCAGCGAGCTTGATGGAGTGCTTGATGATGGCGGACTTCATGACGGGTCGGCTCCCGCTTCTTGCTCGGCGCGCTCTTGCTCGCGTTCCCGGCATCGCTCGCAAATGCAGATGTCGGGATATCCCTTAAGCGAGTGACGCGGATCAGGGACGTAGCAATCGAGGTCGAAGTCGGTATCGACGGGGCGATCGCACTTGCTGCAGGTGTCCATGCTCATGTTGCAGCCCCCGTCGCTTTGGCGATCAGCGCCTTCGCCTGGTGGTAGGCGCAGGTCCGCTTGTGAGGGCCGGTGCCGAGATTGCACTGCTGGCACTCGGGCTCGGTCGGCGCGCGGTCATCGAGATTTTCGTGTTCGGATACAACCGCGATGGCGAGGTCATGGCTGTCCGGCGCAAGCGCCGCGTCCCGGAGCATGGCCGAGAGTATCGTTTCGACCTCAGCGCGCCCGTCTCCGAGCTTTGCCTGCGCCAGAAGCTCCTTGATGCGGGCAATACGATCGATCGGATTTTTAGAGATCGAAAACTGGCGCTCGATGATGCCCATAAATTTGACGTCCTATTGTGTTTCCAAATCGCCGTCGCTTTCGCGACGGCTATACAAGTTGCAGGTGGTCACCGCGGCCCCGCGCCCCCAAG